GGCGCTGGATCTAATCGAGCAGCGTCTATGCTCAAGAAAGGCGCTCGCGTCTATGTCGAGGGTCAGCTCAAGAGCTTCAAGTCAAAGGACGATCACACTCTATGGGAGGTGAGAGCCACTACATGGCGAGCGCTCGACCGAGAGCCTGACCAGCTCCTACCACCTGAACCACCTTACAACCAACAACCCCTCAGCCCCTCACCATGGGGCAACGGCTTTCATAACAAGTAAGCCCCTTTTATTAATGCGCCCCTTATGGGGAAAGAGAGATGAATATGTCAGTACATCAGTACACACGATCAATGGTTGACAACAACCCTACCGCCTCACTCGCTCGCGCTTATCGAGAGATGCACCCTATGCAGTACCTCCGAGAGATGTACTATAACGCAGTCGAGGCAGGCGCGACCGCCGCATACATCAGGCCAGTCAACAGCATCAAGATGGCCTTCTGTGATGATGGGCATGGGATGAATCCTGAAGATCTACTTCGCCTCATCAATGGCCGCAACTCTTCAAGCAAGAGCACAGACGGCTTTCATGGCAACTTCGGGGTAGGGCTTAAAGACTCGGCGCTGACTCCTAATCCTTATGGCCTGGTGATTGCGTCAAAGACTGAAACCAAACGACAAGGCGGTATGATATGGCTTCATCAGAAAGATGGTGTTTCAGGCGCGAAGATGCTTATCTCTGATGAGATGCGCCGCGACTTCTGCTACACACCAGATCACTTTGAAGACTTCACCGCTCAGTATGGTGATGAGCTCTACTCTATTGACTTTGAGTGGATTCGTACCGAGTTCGGTTACAACAGCTTCACCATCTGCGGTGTAGATTGGATGAGGATCTTCAAAGATTGCAGGGCTAACACCATTGTCACCATGATGGGTGAGTCTGCTGATGATGTGACATTTGATTCGCGTGGATTCAAGATTAGTTCTTTTATGTGCAGTAAGCTATACACAGCGCCTATAAGAATGATGGTCCCTAGCACCAGAAAAAGAAATTCTATCGGTGTGGAGTGGATAAAATTACAGACAGTCTCTGGTCTTAAATATCCAAGTTATACGAAGTTATTTAAAGACTTCAAGATCACAACTTGGATCAAGCCTGCAGATCGTGGTGTTGATAAGAGGCAACCTATCAACTCCTTAAGGTCTTTCATGTCAGCAGTAAGATATAAGGATGAGCTTTTTAACTATGTACACGACCCAAGCGGCGCTGGCAGGAGTCGAGCTCAGACAGCGGCTAAGCGCTGGGGTCTTTATTACCCTAAGGTCTTCAATCGAGTCATCATCATCGTTGAGCCTCCACAATATGATGCAGATACTGCGATTGGTTGCTTCCCTAACTCAACCCGTCAAGAGCTTCTTTGGTCTGATCCTCGTGAGAATATCGACAGCGGGAAGATCGATGTGCCATTAAGAGAGATCCAAGATTGGTACATTAGCAACATGCCGAACGAGCTGCGTGAGCTTATCCAAGAGGAGGTTCAAAAGACGCTCGAACAGGTTAAGAAGTCTAAGAAGATCAGTCAGTTTAGAAAGTTCTTTAAGGCTCCTAAGATTGAGAAGGCTGGCAATACCACCGCTGATGGTGATCTCTTTATTAATCTACTTGGTGAAGAGTCGGCTGATCAGAGTTCAGCGATGGATAAGCTCTTTGAGGGTCGCGAATCAAGCCCAAAGGTCAGAACTGATAATGAGTCAAAGGACTCTCAAGAGTCTAAGGACAGGAGTCAGAGAGAGGGTAAAGACGGTGACTCATCACCGGCAGATCGAAGAGAGCGCCGACCTAGCCCTAAAGATGCTTCTGTATTATTCACAAGCCCTGGTGATGAGGTGTGGCCAACTTATGAGGCTCTCGCCCGATCTGACAAGGGCGGTCTCTTTCCGTTTGTCTACACAGGCATCAGGCGCGGTGATAATGTGAACGTGGTTTATGTGAACCGAGAAGCCCCAATAATCGAAGCCTTGATTAGATCTGCGCTAGATTGGGTGAATCGTCGCGGCGCTGCTAAGCTGCCCATGACTGATGCTGAGTGTTTTGAATACTTGGTCTCTCGTTTTATTGGCGACTTCATGCCTGTAACTTTAGCCCACCTCAACGGAGACCGCGACAGGCTTAAGCTTGGTCTCACCGTAACTGATCCAGTTTTGCTCTATGCGGTATTCCATGGAACATGGCAGATTCACTATAATCTTCATGAGTATTATGATGAGTTCAGAAAGCTCGTGAACTCACCAAGTGTGGAGGTCCATTAATGGGAATCATGGGAGAGACAACGCGCGCGCGAGACATTGAAGGCGAAGACATCTTGAGAAAGCTTGACAGTCTGCTTGTTCAGCGTCTAGCCGAGCAGTTAGACTTGACTGATCCTGATGACCTTGAGGTGTATAATAAGGCTGTAGATTTACGAGATCACATCAAGGAGACCTTAAGATATGCCAGGAAAACGGAAGACCCCCAAACAGCGAGAGACCCTACTCGACAACCTTAGGACAGGCATGAGCATCGAAGCGGCTTGCTCTCAGTCTGGCGTCTCACAGACCACCTACTATCGATGGCTAGATGAGAGCGGTGATGATGGAGAGTGGACCGCATTGGTTACCGCGGCGCTCGACTTCTCTGAGGCCGTCCTATTGGAGACCGTCAAGATGCAAGGTGAGGCTAAACTAGATTGGCGAGCAGCTGCTTGGATTTTAGAAAGGCGCTTCCCTCATCGATGGGGCCAGCGCCGAGAGGTGGAGCTCAACGTCAACGAGTCGACCAACAAGGGAGATGAGATGGTCATGGAGATGATCAGGCAAATATCAAAGCCATATGAGGAGAGCACAGATGAAGAAGGTTAGAGTCAAGTTAAAGAGAGCATGGACGGCTTATCCCTCTCACGCTCAGGTCACATATCAGGTGCAAGGTGAGTGTGAGGTGATCGCTCATGAAGATGGGGGGGATGGTTGGGACATTATCAGATATGACATATGTGATATTGAAGAGGGCGCTGAAGTAATCGTCACTGAGATCTTTCGCGACAAGACGCGATGTGTGACGCGATGGGAGGTCACTCAGTATGGCCTGAGCGCTCGTGACTAGTCTGACCCTGAACGAGCTTCAACATGGGATCATCTCTCGTATCGCCAAGAGAGAGAGGGTGATCGCTGCTCGTTGTGGATGGGGAAGCGGGAAGACCTCGGCGCTTGTCTTCAGTCTGCTCTTCGTGAGTCGGTTCAGACCTGGCACGAGCTCACTGTTGGTCACTGACACTAACCCGAGATATAACAGTGTGCTTATGCCTGAGATGGAGAAGTGGCTGAGCCCACTAGGTTGGACGTACAACCACACTCTCAGGCAATGGACAGCGCCCAACGGCTCAACGGTATGGTGTCGCTCATATTATCGACCAGGGACAAGGGATGCGACGCACAACCCGCTAGAGGGTTTGAACGTGACCTCGGGAATCTGCCTGATTGATGAGTGCCAGACGTTGAGCGCTGAGGTGGCCCATAAAGCCATGGGTCGATTGAGAGCAGGACCGAGCCCGATCATGATCCTTGTTGGTCTGCCGGTGAGTGGCGCGTGGTGGTGCAACCTCGCAGAAGAGGCCAAGTGTGAGCCTCTCCTGTACACCTCATATGTTAACTCAGCCAACTTAAGTGAAGAGTGGTTTGAAGCGACCAAGTTGCTTCCACAAGCCGAGCGTGAAGCCATGGTGATGAACAAACCACGGCCACCATCAGGGCTCATTTACTCCGAGTTCGACGAGTCCAAGCATGTCATCGACGGGTGGAAGTATCGGCCTGAGATGTCCGGTCGCATCGCCATTGACTGGGGATTCAGAAAACCATCAGTGTTGATCATCGCTCATGATGACAAGCTCGGCGCTGATGTGATCTGTGCTGAGATCAACCCTCAGGAGGTCACCACTCAAGAGCTCGCTGATCTTATCCTGTCTATAGCTTGGCCACGCTCGCTGAGGAGCTCAGCGCCGAGTGATCGAATCTGGCTAGATAATGGAGTCGCTGACAAAGCGGGGCGCGCTCGCAATGATCAAACGGGGCGCTCAGCATTCAGGGCGATGCGAGGTAACCCACCTCATGGCCTCGGCCTACCTCTGCGATCAAACACTGACCCCATCAGAACAGATGTACTCAATGGGATTCAGCGACTCAAGCGAGCGTTTGCCCGTGGTCAGTATCTCATCACTCGTGAAGTTTGGGACCGTGGCGAGCGCGCCATAGGTAACAGCATCAGGAAGGCCATCATGAGCTATGGATGGGACAACAAAGAACAACCGAAGAAAGATGGTAGAGAAGACCCCTTAGATGCTTTACGGTATGATTGCATAACTTGGAACTGGTCAGACACCCTAGTTGATCAGCGCAACTACACACCCCGCTCACCTGCTCAGAGTCGGAAGGTCAGAGTAGGAGGGGCCAAGAGGAGAAGCTTCTGATGAAAGTCTATGATGATGATATTGGTGAGGTGCTATACGTCTCACACATGGGGAGTGATTCAACACCGGCACACTCTGCGAGGGTGAGCCTTTACAAACTCAGTTCATCGTCTCGGCTTCAGATGACAGACCGAGACGCTAAGCTCATTCAGTATTTGGCTGACCACCGCCACACTTCACCCTTTGAACATTGCGCTTTGACGGTCCAGATTCAGTGTCCTCTGTTTGTGCGATCTCAGATCATGCGCCATAGAACCTTCAGTTATAATGAAGTCAGCCGCCGTTACACCTCAGATCACATTGAGTTTTGGAGACCTCAGCAGCTGCGGAAGCAACACGACAAGCGCTTACAATGCTCGACCAATGAGAGCATCGAATATCAAGAGAGATGGCTCGAGCTATGGGACCAACACCACCGGAACTGCTTAGACTTATACAACG